GTGTCTACCTTTAAGGTAGTAGAGGTTCACTGTGGTAAAAGTGGGATATTCAGCGGATCGGTCGGTTTCCTCTTTGTATGGGCAAACACTAAGCTCTTTCACATCAACAAGCCCACAGAGAAGATGCTCAAAGGCTTTCTTGGTCATTGAGTAATTTGTTTTATTCATGCTGAGACTCCAAAAGTTTCATTGACCAATGCGGAAACCTCAGATTGAGGCGTATCTTTCATAAAGCGAATCATTGCGCTAGAGGTGTGGCGTCCGTAGCGGTTTCTACTTGTGTCGTGGTCACAAGCCCAACGAGTCCATTTAGAGCGAACAATCGCCTCTGTTTCGATCTCAGAGTATCCAAGGTTGAGAAGGGTTTGAATAACGCCCTCCCAACTAGCAAAACGATCTGAGGAGTAAGCATCCGAAGTTTTGGAGGCTAAGTCTTTAGCTTGTTGTGTGATTTTCATTGTTGACACCTGTTAAAAAGAAATTAAAATTTATACCCAACGTTGAGAATAAAACCGATCAGAAGATGCTTTAACCTCTTCCCATCGTTTGGCTTGTATTTCCCTAGCTTCGGTTTCATTGCCTTTATAAAGCCATGTGCCGCCCGTTAGCCTTACATCGTCACTACCATTCCCCAAAGGCTTATCCATAATTTGCCATTGATCTAATGTCAATCTACGATATAAATCTGCAGATTGTTGGCATTCAACTTTAATGTGTCTAATTTCGGTTTTCATGTTTACACCTATTAAAAAAGAAAAAGAGATTATTTGATTAAAACGTCGAAGTAAGCAAGCAAACCGATACAGAGGCACAATCCCACTCCGATAGCGCAAAGGATGTCTTTGTGGTCATCTTTCATGGTTTGCTCCTAATGGTTTGAATCTTTTTGCCACCATTGACAATAGCATGGTCTTTGCCATTGCCATTCATTGTGTGGATGACATCAAACACCCCATTCGGCATTTCCCATATTTCAATGCCATCGAGGGAATCCCTAAAGGTTTTAACCTTTTCGGTAGCGTAAGCAATAGCGTTTTCTTTGTTCATGTTGACACCTATTGAGTCCCTAGTTCCGCTAGGTCGGTAGAAGTAGAGTAACGACAAAAAAGAAAAAAAACATAGGGACAAACCCTTAGATGCTAAAATTATTTAAATTCAATTATTTTCAAGGTTTAGACAATGGCAAGACCACCTAGCCCCAACACTGTTAACTTTCTCAGAATATTGTCAGACCCTCAAAGGATGATCCTCCTGGCAGCGGGTGAAGGGAATATTTCCAGGGGATTCGAGAATGTGCTTTCTTTATATCAACACGCCCACAATCAAGGATTCAGACCTGACATGGAATTGAGTTCGTTAGGAATCGCGGTAAACAACAAACAACCCTAAACAGAGGAATCTCTAATAGGATAGGTAAGGGATAGATAAAGGGAAAGGATAGGTAATCAGATTGATGAACAAAAAGAGAAGTACTACCAAAATGCACCCGCCATCTCTTATGCACTCTAAACACAAATGAGAATCATTCGCATCTAGGGTAAACCCTGATCTGTATGGATAGACAGTCCTGGCTGCTTGTACAGTAGTAGAAACCCTAAGCTGTATGCCTGGACAGTAGGGTAAACCCGTAGAGAGAGAATGTATGGGGGGGAGGGGGTTGGTGGTGTTGGTAGATATTTGTGTAGCCGCCTCCATTCTGAAAAAGCCAAAATGGATTAATTGCAATCACTTCCTAGAAAGGGAAAAAAGTGGAACAACTCAAACGAGGAAGAGGAAGGCCTAAAGGAAGCGTCAAGATGACCATACAGAGGTTTGCTGACAATCCTCCCTTGGTACTGCCTAAGACAGACCATCAACGTCTGAAGGAGCTTAAAGAGCTGATGATTAGGTCAGGGGGTAAGGATGTGGCTCAGAAGGTTATTGAGATAGCCCTTAATGATGACCATCCTCATCAATTAGTGGCTCTGAAGATGTGTTTGGACAGGACTCTTCCTGTTTCGATGTTTGAGAAGGATAAGTCTCAGAGGAGTGCGGTGACGATTAATATCACTGGTCTAGGGGTAGAGCCTACTGTGATTGAGACTGAAGAACCACAAGATGTAGAGGCAAAGTATGGCTGATCTCAATTTCTCTCTCTTACCTTGGCAACAAGAAGTATTTAAAGACCCGACGAGGTTCAAGGTGGTGGCCGCCGGTCGTCGCTGTGGTAAGTCTAGGTTAGCGGCTACTACCCTATTGATAGAAGGACTCAAGTGTCCACAAGGGTCTGCTGTGCTTTATGTAAGTCCTACTATGGGGCAGAGTCGTCAAATTATCTGGGATTTACTGTTAGACCTTGGTAGAGAAGTTATCCAGAATAGCCATGTGAACAACCTAGACATTACCCTGATAAACGGGGCTAGGATCTATGTTCGCGGAGCAGATCGTCCTGATACCCTCCGTGGCGTCTCATTGACCTATGCCGTTCTCGATGAGGTAGCCGACATTAAACCTGAAGCATGGGAACAGGTAATTCGAGCTTCTCTGTCTGACAAGAAGGGTAGAGCCTTGTTCATTGGGACTCCTAAAGGGAGAAATTGGTTCTATGACACCTTTAAACTAGGAGAGAGCGAGGACGCTACTGATTGGAAGTCTTGGCACTTCACCACCGCTGATAACCCCTTGATTGACCAAACAGAGATTGAGTCTGCCAAGAAGACCCTAAGTTCCTTTGCTTTTAAACAAGAGTACATGGCGAGCTTTACTAATGCGGGTTCGGACATCTTTAAGGAAGAATGGATTAAATATGGGGAAGAGCCTCAATATGGGTCTTACTACATAGCTGTTGACTTGGCCGGATTTGAGGAAGTCTCTAAGCAAGCGGCTAATTCTAAGAAGCGGTTGGATGAGACTGCTATCTCAATCGTTAAGGTAACGGATGAGGGAAAGTGGTTTGTTGAGAAGATTGAACACGGAAGATGGGATATTCGGGAGACTGCCGCCAAGATACTATTAGCGATTAGAGACTACCGACCTTTGAGTGTTGGGATAGAGAGGGGGGCGCTCAAGAACGCTGTTTTGCCCTATTTAAGTGATCTGATGAGAAAGAACAATACCTTTACCCATATTGTAGATTTGACCCACGGGAACAGAAAAAAGGCTGATCGCATCATTTGGGCTTTACAAGGTAGGTTCGAACATGGCAGAATTGTGTTAAATTCCGAGGGAGATTGGGATGAGTTTGTAGACCAGTTAATCCTGTTCCCCGCCCAAGGAGTTCACGATGACCTACCAGACTCTCTTAGTTACATTGACCAACTTGCTGTTACATCCTATTTTGTTGAGGATGACAGCGATGAATGGCAACCGATGGACATAATTTCGGGTTGTTGACCTAAAGGACAAAAAGATGGCGGATGGTTTGTTTGGCCCATATATAGGCAATCCTAATATCGCTAGACAAGTTGCTCGTTCTAGGGAGCTTGCACAGCAACGCTCTGCCGAAACATTACCAGACCCAAGAACTTATGGTTTTGCTCAGGGTTTGCTTGGGACAAGACCAGATCAATTAGGAATGAGTGTTCTCAGTGAAAATACGCAACCTGCTAGACAAGCCGCAGAACTAGGATTTGTCGCCAATACAGCCCTTAGTGTTGCGCCTATGATGCAAGGTCTTTATAGAACTGCAAGATCTCTACCTGAGATGATTCAGCAAATGCGAGGAGTCCCAGCCGCTGTTGAAAACGTGGCCCCAATTATGGGATACCACAGAACTACAACTCCTTTTGAGGGTGATTTTGTTAATACTAAAAACAAAATGGGAGTTTCTTTTGCGGGGGATAGAGGATTTTACTTTTCACCAGAAATAAACGACCCGACGACTGATATTTTTGGTAAACATATAATAGCAGCCAATGTAGCTGTAAAAAATCCAGCTCCAATATATCAAGTAAATTTTGGGATGGACAACTATCAAACGCCAAGAAGCATCATACAAGTCGATAAAAAATGGTTAAAAGAAAATCCTGATGCCGCTAGGGAAGGCGGGATGGTTATAGCTAATTCACTTGAAGATGTTATTGCTGGAAAAACTATCGGTAGATCAGGATCATTCAAAGAATATGAAGAGCAAGTAAAGCAAGCAGCAAAAAATAAAAAGTTGTTTGTTTTAATTGACCCAGAAAAACTTTATGCAAAACAAGTAAGTTTGCTTGAGGAAAAAGGATATGATGGTTTTAATTATGTTAGACCAGAATCTGCTACTTCCTCTATGCCATCTCAAATAGTAGCACTTAGGCCTGAACAAATAAATCGGGTTGCATCAGGGCAAGAAGAAAATATACTAAAACAATTACAATCTACAGAATATGCTGACCCATTTGTAGACACTACAAGGTAATATCATGGAACAGAATGAATTTGACGAGCCAACACAGAATGACAAAGACCTAACGGCTTTCGTTATTGACCACTGTGACCGTTGGAGAGACTATCGTAATACCAATTTCCTTGAGAGTTATCTAGAATACGAGCGCATCTTCCGTGGTGAGTGGGCAGCAGAAGACAAAACTCGTGATTCAGAGCGTTCAAGAATCGTTACTCCCGCCACCCAACAAGCCGTAGAAACCCGTCATGCTGAGATCATGGAAGCAATCTTTGGTCAAGGCGAGTTCTTTGACATTGAAGACGACCTTAAAGATGTAAACGGCAATCCTTTAGATGTTGAGATGCTAAAAGCTCAACTAATGGAAGACTTCAAACAAGACAAAATTCGTAAATCCATCGACCAGATTGAACTGATGGCAGAAATCTATGGTACTGGTATCGGTGAGATTGTTGTTAAGACAGATAAGATCTTTGAACCCGCTACTCAACCGATTCCTGGTCAAACCGGCCAAGCCGCTATTGGTGTTGTAGAAAAAAGTAGAGTTGCTGTCAAGATTGTCCCCGTAAACCCTAAGAATTTCTTGTTTGATCCCAATGGAACATCTATTGATGACTGTATGGGTGTGGCTATTGAGAAGTATGTCTCTATCCACAAGATCGTAGAAGGCATTGAAAAAGGTATATACCGCAAGGTAGACATCACTACTAGCTACGAAGACACAGATTTAGAGCCAACTCAAGAAGTTAGCCAATATCGTGATGAAAAAGTCCTACTTCTGACCTATTACGGGCTTGTTCCTCGTGAATACCTGACAGACAAAGAAGATGATGTAGCAGTATTGTTCCCTGAAGACAGCTACGCAGAAGAGTATTCAGACATGGTAGAGGCAATTGTTGTGATTGCCAATGATGGGATGCTTCTCAAAGCAGAAGAAAACCCATACATGATGAAAGATAGACCAGTTCTTGCCTATCAAGATGACACTGTGCCAAACCGCCTATTAGGTCGTGGTACTGTGGAGAAGTCTTACAACATGCAAAAGGCTATTGACGCTCAAGTTCGTAGCCATTTGGACTCTTTAGCCCTAACTACCTCTCCTATGATGGGATTGGATGCTACTCGCCTACCACGAGGCGCTAAGTTTGAGGTCAAACCAGGTAAGGCGTTCATGGTTAACGGCAATCCCGCTGAAATTCTCTATCCATTCAAGTTCGGTGAGACAAGCCTTAACAATCTGTCTACTGCCAAAGAGTTTGAGAGAATGCTTCTCCAAGCCACTGGCACGATGGACTCTCAAGGCATGGTTAGCCAAGGAAACCGTGATGGCGCGGGAATGAGCATGGCTGTTGCCACAATCATCAAGAAATACAAGAGAACACTGGTAAACTTCCAAGAAGACTTCCTTATTCCGTTCATTCAGAAGGCCGCATTTCGCTTCATGCAATTTGACCCAGAGCGTTATCCATCGGTTGATATGCGGTTTGTCCCCACAGCGACACTTGGAATCATTGCCCGTGAGTATGAGCAACAGCAGTTCATTGGACTACTCCAGACTCTTGGCCCGAATACGCCTGTTTTGCCATTGATCTTGAAGGGTATCTTGAATAACTCTAGTTTGAGCAACCGTTATGAACTGATGGGTGCTTTGGATCAGATGAGCCAACCTGACCCACAAGCTCAAGAGATGCAACAAGTTCAACAACAACTTGCCTTGCAAGCGGCACAGGCTCAGATTGCTGTACAGACTACACAAGCAGAGCAAAATCGTGCTGAAGCGCAGAAGTTGGCAGTTGAGACACAGTTGATGCCTCAAGAATCTCAGGCTAAAACAATGTCAGCAATGACAAAGAACTTGCCTACTGACAACGAAGAAAAAGCATTTGATAAACGGGTTAAGATTGCTGAATTGATGCTCAAAGAAGCTGATATAAAGACTAAATCTAAGATGGTTGAGTTGCAAATGGCTGAGAAAAACAACAAAGTCGCGGGTATGGAGGAAGACTTCCTAGACCAGTTGACTAAGGAGTTGAACAATGGACGTTGAAAGCCTTGCTAAACAGTTAATTCTGCAAAACATGACTCCAGAGCAGCAGACCGCTGTTTTGGATTCAATTCGAGCTTCTGTTACGCAAGCAAAAGATGTCCAAAAGCAACGCATTGGTGAGAACGTACAAGTAGTAGTACAGGCTCTAAAGAAGTTAGAAGCCGATATTAAGGCTCGCTACGATGAGACAGGCAAAGCCATTGAAAAGCGTGTTGCTTCTATCAAAGATGGTAAAGATGGCCGCAATGGTGCGGATGGCAAGGCCGGTAGGGATGGTCGATCAGGCGCTGACGGTGCTACTGGCCCTCGTGGTGCTGATGGCCTCAATGGTAGAGACGGTCGTGATGGAGACGATGGTGTTTCCGTCACTGACGCACATATTGATTTTGATGGTAGCTTGGTTATTAGCCTGTCTAGTGGTCGAGTTATCAATGTTGGTGAAGTTGTAGCCCCTGATGTCGCAGAAAAGATCAAGATTATCGCTAATGGCGGTGGCACTAGCCAAACAGTCATTGATGCTTTGGCAAGCCTACAGACTCAAATCAACAACCTGATCCCAAGTCAGACAGGCAATGCTGGTAAGTTCTTAACCACCAATGGCACAATAGTTTCTTGGGCAGAAATCGTAGGTGGCTTAGATTATCAGGGCACATGGAATGCCACGACTAATACACCGACCCTTGCTTCTGGAGTGGGTGTAAATGGTTATTACTATGTTGTTGCTACTGCCGGATCTACTAACTTAGATGGAGTCACTGATTGGCAGATTGGTGATTGGGCGATATATAACGGCACTGCTTGGCAAAAAATTGACCAGACAAACTTGGTGACATCTGTTGCGGGTAGAACAGGCGCAATTACTCTGGCAAATACTGACATCAGTGGCTTGGGTACGATGTCTACTCAAGCCGCAAGCAGTGTGTCTATCACTGGCGGTTCAATCACTGGAATCACTGACTTGGCTATCGCTGATGGCGGTACAGGTCAATCAACTGCCAATGCCGCATTCAATGCACTAGCACCATCACAGGCAAGCAACGCTAACAAGTATCTGAAGACTGATGGCACTAATACTTCTTGGCAAGTAGTTCCTGAACCCGCTGCCGCTACTCCCACTGATGATGGTTTAGTGTTTGGACAGACTGATATTACATATGGTGGCGCAGTAAGTAAATCATCTTACTTTTCAATTGAAAGTACAAGCACAAATGTTATAAGGGCATATAACTCAGCAAATTATGCTGACTTTGCTAACCCCCCAGCTAATACATTTGGTTCTGGTTATGTTATTAGTCTACCTATTTATGTACAAATAACAACTGGTAATGGTTATATTGCAGTAGGAACATATTATTTAGGGACTGTTACAAATTCTGCACTTAATGGCATATTTATTACCAATCCAAATAATGTTGCAACAAACATTCCTAATAGTGGCGAGCCTCCTGTTTACGGCATTGTGTACACAGTTGGTACAGGTGGAAATACTTTCTTAGGCTATTCAGCGGGTAGTACAGCTACTGGATCAAATAATACTATTGTTGGTTATGACTCAGAACCATCAACAACAAGCGTAAACAACGAAGCCACATTTGGTAATTCAAATACAACAAACACTCGCTTGTTTGGTTCTTTGTCAATGGGCGGATCATCTGCTGGAACAGCGGGTCAGGTCTTAACATCTGCGGGTTCTGGTACTGCGCCTACTTGGTCAACACCAGCTAGTAGTGGGGTTACTTCAGTAACAGGAACATCTCCTGTTGTCTCTAGTGGTGGCGCAACTCCGGCAATCAGTCTTGCTTCTGGTTATGGAGATACTCTTAACCCATACGCTTCTAAAACTGCGAACTATGTCTTAGCCGCACCTAATGGTTCAGCGGGAGTTCCAACATTCAGGGCTATTGTTGCCGCTGATATTCCTACGCTAAACCAGAACACAACTGGTACTGCCGCTAATGTTACTGGTGTTGTGGCCATTGCCAATGGTGGATCAGGACAGACTACGGCTCAGTTAGCTATCAATGCTTTTGCGGGTGCTGTTACGAGTGGTTCATATTTGCGTGGCAATGGTACTGATGTTGTGATGAACACAATTCAAGTGGCTGATGTACCGACATTGAACCAGAACACAACTGGTACTGCCGCATCTACTCCTAAACTGCTTACTACCAATTTTACGATTGAGGAGAGTGGTGGTAAGTTGCTTTTTAAATATGGGGCAACGACAATTGCTTCTATGTCTTCAACTGGTGTTATTACATCTGTAACAGACATCGTATCCAATGGAACACCTTAAAGTAAAATTATGGCAACCTCAACACTCGGTTCTGGAACACTTGTTCTTGCTGGAACAACATCAGGAACAACTACAGTTACAGCAACTGCGGTAGCTGGTACTACCACTTTGACGCTTCCTGCGGCCACTGACACTTTGGTTGGTAAGGCAACGACTGATACGCTAACTAATAAGACGCTGACAGGTGCAGCAATGAACGGTACTTTGGGGGCTACTACTCCAAGTACAGTAGCGGCAACAACTATTTCCGCTACTGGCGCAATCACGCCAAGTCAAACTGCTGGAATTGTTGGCACGACAACAAATAACAACGCTGATGCAGGAAGTGTTGGGCAGGTAATATCTTCATCTGTTGCGGTAGGTTCGGCAGTTTCACTTACCAATGCCACAGGCGCATTTACAGGAAAAACAATTACCAGTATTTCTCTTACGGCTGGCGATTGGGATATTTTTGGTTCAGTAGGTATTAACAATGCAGCGACAACAAATTTTACCGCTGTTGCTGGTGGCATAAGTACAACAAATGACACTTTAAACTCGGTTTATGAGGAAGAAACCCGATTTTCATACGGGGCATCAGGATTAGTTCTAAACAACGTAGTCTCATTTTCGTTTCCAACAACAAGAGTGTCAATTTCGGCTACTACCACCTACTATCTAATTGGATATGCTGCGTTTTCAGTATCTACAGCAACAGCATTTGGACGAATCACAGCAAGGAGAAGGCGATGAATTTTTTTGTAAAAATAGATAACGCACGATATGTTTCTTTTGAGGGTATGACTCAAGAAGCAATTGTTGCAATGTTTAACCAACAAAATTTGGCCTATGAATTTGTAAGCGAGTCTGACTATAAACAAGCAATCGCACTTTTGAATTCACAAGCGTTGATAAATTCGTAAAGCAAAAAACCGCACTTTTATGGAGCGCATGGCGCATGACCCCTGAATTACAGAAATACTATGAGGATAGGTTTGATTTATTCTCCCAACAGGGTTGGATTGATCTTATGGAAGATATTGAAGTAATGTTAGAAGCAATGAATAATGTATCTACCATTACCGACGAAAAAAGTTTACAATTTCGCAAAGGCGAGATTTCTATCCTGACTTGGCTGAAAACATTGAAAAGTGTCAGCGAACGAGCATATGAGGATTTGAATGAAAAGAATGTATGAATTTGTCTGCAATTGTGGACAACGTACTGAATCTTTAGTGGTTTATGAGACTACTGAGGTTCAGTGCATGTGCGGAGAGCTTGCTCATCGCATAACAAGCGCACCGAAATTCAACTTAGAAGGTTGGTCTGGGCACTTTCCGTCCTCTTATGGGCGGTTTGAGCGCAAACACATCGACAAATTGAATGCCGAGCGCAAAGCCAACTCATAAGCGATAAGCCGAGTTGATTATCCTACAACCATTTTGGCAGGAACATAAATATGTTAATTGACAACGAATCAGAGCCGCTAGGCGAACTCGAAATAGAAGAAGCTAAATCTGAACTTCCTGAGAAATACAGGGCTAAAAGTCTAGAAGAGGTAGTACGGATGCACCAAGAGGCTGAAAAGCTCATTGGTAAACAGGCCCAAGAGGTCGGTGAAGTCCGTAAATTGGCTGACGAGTTACTAAAGCAGAACCTCGATTCTAAACAACAGCATATAAAAGAGGAAGAACCTGAAGTTGACTTCTTTGAGAACCCTCAAAAAGCAGTTCAAGCGACAATTGATAGACATCCAGACGTTCTTGCGGCCAGACAAGCTGGTCAAGAGTTCAAAAGAATGCAGATTCAGCAGAAGTTAGTGCAAGATCACCCTGACTACTCACAAGTAGTTAATGATTCTGAGTTCCAAAATTGGGTGAAATCATCGCCTATTAGATTGGGACTCTACGCTAAAGCAGATGGTGAATTTGACTATGATTCCGCAAATGAGTTGTTGTCTACCTTCAAACAGCTTCGTGGTATTAAGGCTAAAGAGTCTGAGCAAGCGGGTAATGCC